GTCACCCTATAATGCCTGTCGAACGTCTTGTAAATATCGATACCGGAGAGGAAAAGCTTAAAATCGCCTATAGTAAAGGCGGTCGATGGAGGTCTGTGATTTTTGGTAAGGATGTACTTTTTGTAGCAAGTAAAATTGTACAGCTTGCTGCTGTTGGCATTGCCGTTACATCCGAAAACGCCAAGATGTTGGTTAGATATATCTGCGATATAGAAAATCGTAATTATGATGTTTTGCCTGAACATTCAAGTGTGGGCAGACTTGGTTATGTAGGAGATGATGGCATTTTTTCGCCTTATCACGCTGATCTGATCTTTGACGGTGAATCGAATTACAAGGAGATATACAATGCTATTCGCTGTGAAGGCGATTTTGACAGCTGGAAGAGAACTGCAATAAAATGCCGTGAGGAAAGCAGAACAGCACAGATACTCCTTGCATCGTCATTTGCAAGTGTACTTGTAAGCCATGTAGGTGCATTGCCCTTTTTTGTACATCTTTGGGGAGTGGAGTCCGGCACCGGTAAGACTGTAGGTCTGATGCTGGCGGCAAGCGTCTGGGGCGACCCTGCTATAGGCAGATATGTGCAGACTTTCAATGCAACTCAGGTTTCTCATGAGCGAACAGCGGGATTCTTAAATAATATACCGCTTTGCATTGACGAGCTTCAGCTTTCAAAGGACAGTCACGGCAACTCAAAGTTTGATGTGTACCAGCTTGCACAAGGCGTAGGAAGAGGCAGAGGAAACCGTGCAGGAGGCATTGACCGTACACCTACATGGTCTTTGTGTATTCTAACTACTGGTGAGTCGCCTATCATTCAGGCTAGTGCAGGTGCTGGTGCAGTAAACCGTGTTATTGATATTGAGTGCTGTGCATCGAAAGCTGTGATCTCTGACGGTATGTCGGTTTCTGCATCAATAAAACAAAACTTTGGACACGCCGGAAAATTCTTTGTGGAGCACCTTACTCCTGAGCTTATCTCAAAGGCAAAAGCGTTGTATACAAGGCACTTCAAAATGCTTTCGACACGTGACACCACAGAAAAGCAGGCAATGGCAGCAGCACTTATACTAACAGCGGATGAGATTGCGGACGAGCTTATCTTTCACACCGGCAAATATCTCACAGAAGATGAGATAGGAGACTTTTTGCAAACCAAGGCGAGTGTTTCAGCCGGTGAGCGTGGATACCGTCATATGTGTGACTGGGTCGCTATGAATGCAAATCGTTTTGCGGTGGAGAATCCGGGCGGTGAGATCTACGGCATTCTTGATGATGGCTGGGCATACATAAACAGCGGCGTATTCAGAAAAACTGCACAGGAAGGCGGTTTTGATCCTCGTGCATTATTGTCATGGCTAAAAACCAGAGGTTTGATACTTACACGTGGAAAACGTATGACAAGAGGTAAGCGTATACATGGAGTCAATACGGAATGTGTGGTAATGCGTCTTCCAGATTATGACAACACCGGAGCAGAGAATTCGTCTAGCATTGAACTTCTTTAATTGTGGCGGTAAGTGTGGCTCTAAGTGTGGCACTAAAGCAGCTTAAAAAGCACGCAATTTCGGGCGTGTGGCACTGTGGCACTTTTTCCCCGTATATATACCAAAAATATTATTATATATTTTTTCAAGTGGAATTTTCTGATGTTTATTATAAAAACTTCTTATAGAGAAAAAATGTGCGATCTAGTGCCACAGTGCCACAAAAGTAATAATATAACGCAATTTCCGTATAAAACAGTGTGGCATTTGCGTGGAACTGTGGCATATAGAAAGGAAATGTATGACATATTTAATCGAATACACTGCTAAGTGTGGGACGATGTGTGGGACAAGATATATACAAGAAACAACGCAATTTCGGGCGTGTGGGACTGTGGGACATTTTCCCCGTATATATACAGGTCTTAAATATACGATGTTTTTTGTTCCTGTTTCTACATGAAATTATATAGAAATGTCCCGAGGGAAAAATGTGCGAATTTGTCCCACAGTCCCACAACATACATTTTTGTACGAAATTGCGTGATTATTCTTGTGGGACAGATGTACCACAGCGTACCACACGTCCCACATAGAAAGGAAATACAAATGGAACTAAGAAACTATCAGCAGGAATGTATAGATATTCTGGAAAGCAAACCTTCCGGGCGTTATCTTGTACAGATGGCAACAGGATTGGGTAAGACTGTAACATTTGCAAATCTCCCACGTCATGGCAATGTTTTGCTTCTGTCTCACCGTGAGGAGCTTGTACGTCAGCCGTTGAAATATTACTCCTGTAAAACAGGCGTAGAGATGGCGAATAATTGTTCGTCTCCTGATGATGAGGTCGTATCAGCTTCAGTTCATAGTATCGTGCATCGTCTGGAAAAATTTGATCCATACAGATTTCATACCATAATTGTTGATGAAGCACATCATGCGGCGGCTAAAACATATCGTAAGGTTCTTGAACACTTCAAGCCGGAAAAGATTATAGGTTTTACAGCAACGCCTAATCGATCTGATAAGGCAAAATTATGTGATATATTTGATGAAATCGTATTTCAGAGAAACTTGCTTTGGGGTATAAAGAATGGATATTTATGTGATATATTCTGTCGCCTTATTGATATAGGCTATGATCTTAGTCAGGTACAGACACGTCAGGGTGATTATGCACCCGGTGAACTTGCACAGGCTATGGCAGGCACTGAAGACGCTATTGCAGAAGCATATCATAGGTATGCCAAAGGTGCTACTTTGATCTTTGCAGCAAGCGTGGAGCATGCACAGCGTATTGCCGAAAAGATACCGGGGGCTGTAGTAGTTACGGGTAAAACAAAAAACAGAAGCGATATTATTCGCAGGTTTACAAAAAGAGAGATTCCATGCATAGTAAACTGCATGGTTTTCACGGAGGGAACAGATATGCCTCTTGTAGAAACGGTCATAGTAGCACGCCCTACGCAGTCTGACAGCTTGTATGCACAGATGGTTGGAAGAGGTCTTAGACTTCATCCTGAAAAGGAAAAGCTTACACTGATAGATTGTGTAGGTGTTACAGGAAAGAAACATCTTTGCACAGCTCCTACACTTCTCGGAATTGACATGGCTTCAATTCCTGAAAAAAAGCAACAGGAAGTAGAAGGAATGCTTTTTGAATTGCCTATGAAGGCTGAGCATGCAAGCGATTGCGTACAAAGCTGGATAAGGAATAGTGAGATAGTTAGTCTATGGGCAAAGCAGCAACAGATAGATATGAGAGATATAAATTTCTTTCGTATGCCGGACGGCAGTTTAATATGCAGTCTTGAAAAACGCAAAAGTCTTAGAATACCTTGTCAGGATGAACTTGGTAATACTACATATGGCGGTCAGTATATGCCTATGCAACAAGCAATAGATTTGGTTTACAGAGAACTTCTGGAATGTTATGCTGATCAGCGTTACATATGGGATCTATCAGCAGTAAAACGCTGGGGAAGTAATCCTGCCAGCGATGCACAAAAAAAGCTGATACGGCGCAGATGCCGTAAGGAAGAGATCGACTATGAGAGATTGACTAAGTTTCAGGCATCTCAGATTCTAAATCGCATTATGGGAGGAATGACATCATGACAGAAGATCAGCACCAGACAGCAGTGATAAAATGGTCACAGCAATCAAGTATAAGACAAAAATATCCTGAACTGAAGCTGTTGTATCATATTCCAAATGAAAGAAAATGTACACCGGGACAGGGTATGAAACTTAAACGTATGGGAGTAAGATCCGGTGTACCGGACCTTGAACTTCCTGTTGCAAGAGGTGGGTATCATGGGTTATACATAGAGATGAAATCAGAGAATGGACGTACTTCTGATCAGCAGAAATGGTGGATAAATGAGCTTACCTTGCAAGGTTATTTATGCAAAGTATGCTACGGATGGCAAAACGCTGTACAAGAGATAGAGAGGTATCTGAAACTATGAAAATCAAAGATATAGAGGTTCTTGCGAGCAGAAATGCACCTATGCCTGATAAGTTCACGCCACCCGAAATGTTTTTGTTTTTATCTCTTCGTGCTATATACAGTGCATGGCGTAAAGGTACTGTAGAAACTTCTCAGGCAAAAAGTGAAAAAACACAAGTCATAAAACAGTACAAAGAACTTGACCTATGGCATCGGATATATACAGAGCAGTCAGCACAGCTTCGTCAAGTGCAAAGATATTCGGATAAAATCAGAATCAGCGGCTGTCCTGTATGCAATGGTCTGTATAATGCACTTTCAGGATTGGAGAAATCAGAATGAATAAAGCGATTAGTAATAAGAAAATAGATTTTGAGGATGATGAAAATGAATCGTGAGATTTTGTTTAGAGGGAAACGCACGGACATTGGCATGTGGGAGTATGGCAATCTATCAATAAGAGATGATGCAGGAAAAGTAAAATATTATATCGGGCAAAATATGCTTGGATATGAGGTTACATCTGAAACTATTGGACAGTACACAGGGCTGACCGATAAGAACGGAAAGAAGATTTTCGAGGGGGATATTTGTAGATTTCAAAATGTATTCAGTAGTAAGCCGCATATTGGTGTCGTTAGATACTATGCCAGCGCAAAACCGATTTCTGATGATGGACAATTTTCTGTGGATTTGGCAGAGTGTAATCCAGAAGATTTAGAGGTTATCGGCAACATCCACGACAATCCAGAGCTGTTAGGAGGTGCTGAAAATGCCGGAAAATAAATATGAAAAAACAATAGCACAGCTAAAAGACCTGATACATGACAGAGAAAGTCTTCTCAGTGGTAATGCTGAGTATGATGATGTTTTTGATGAAGATATTAAAGCCCTTAAAATTGCCGTTAGAGTTTTAAGTAAAGCAAATAGCAGGCATATAAATTCACAATTCCATTTTATGTTTGGTTCTTTTATTGGCACTTCGATTACTGCATTGGCAATAGCAATTTCACATTTACTTGCATCTTTGATTAGGTAAGAGTGTAGATAATTTAGGCTTTTATAAAAAATTAATCTATAATTTCCTGAGAACGAATAACTCTTTGAGAAGTTATATTATCTCGTATTAATTCAAGAGCATGAAAATGCTTTTTATTTCCTAAAGTAGAAGCACATAAATCGCTAATAACAACACAATCCTGCACACTGTCATAGCATGAGAATACGGTTGATAGTACACAGCAATCTGTATTAACGCCACAAAAATATACCTTGTCAAATGCGTTCTGTTTTAAAAATTCTTTTAGTTCTGGCGTGAATCCGGAAAATGTATTTTTATCAAATATCCTTTGAACATATGGAATGATTTGAGGTGACAGATCAGTTTCAGAAGTGCCTTTCATGCATTTTTTCCAATTACCTAGTTTATAGCACGCCGTTTCAGGAGTGTTACAGTATCGTGTCGCAATAACACAGTCTATAGATGGATGAGCTTCTATGAACCGAGCAATTTTTTCAGGTAATAAAGTAGTGTATTTATTTATAAATCCAAGCTGCATATCAACAATTATCAAACATCTTTTGTTCATTCATAAATCCTCGCTTTCAAAGTTATATTATAACCTAATAGAATCTGATTTATAATGAAAAATGATACACGCTTTGATTATTAGCTTAAAACATAAAAACAATGAAATTAATATCAACTTATATCTGATTGTGTTTTATGAAATTTAAAAATGATAGAGGAGTTAAAGATGAACGATTATTACAAAGAACGTAGGGAGTTCTATAAGTCAAAAGGTATTTGTGCCCAGTGCGGTGCAGAAAAAGCAGTTCCCGGTAAAACGCTGTGCTTATGCTGCAAAGCTCGAAGGATTGACTACAATCGTAAACAATATGAAAAAATGTCTAGTGAGCAGAAAAATATACGAAAAGAGAAAGCACGTATGCTACGTGCAAATCGAAAAGAAAAAGGCGTATGTACAAGGTGTGGAAAACGCCCTGCAAAAATTGGGAAAACCAAATGTGGGCAGTGTCTTGCGAGTGAAAGATTAGCATATATAAAAAGGGCGAGAAAAAACGGTATTATGCCTAGTGATCTACTTGGCGATGGACATCACTGTGCAACATGCGGAACTGAAATTGAATCTGGAAAGCTATGTCAAAGATGCTATCAGAATTCAGTACGTGCAATAGCGATCGCAAGAGAGCATATACATTCAGGATGGAAATATCAAAATTTTGTTTTTGGGAGAAATGAAAAATATGCTGGAAATAAACTTACAGAATAGGAATTAGGAGGCGTAAAAAATGACCAAACCTGAACTTCTTGCCTATAAAGGCATAAAAGCAGAACTAGAAGATCTTGAAAAGAGAATAGAGGCTCTTAGACTTGATGCACGAAGTCCAAAAGGCATCTGCTACTCTGATGCACCTAAAGGCAGGGGTGAACCAATATCATCTCTGCAAAAGTACATAGAAGCTCTGGAAGACCTTTCAGAACTTTATGAAGATAAAAAATCAGAGCTTATGAAAACTCAGATCGCTATTGAAAGAGCTATATTTTCCTTGCCACCGGAACTTAGCTTGCTTATGAGATATAGGTATATTGATGGGATGAAGTGGGAGGAGGTAAATCAGAAAATTGGCGAAGTATATGGGAAAGAATCCATATCTGAGCCAACGTCAAAACGATTACATAATAAAGCTCTTAAACGTTTACAAAATATATGAAATCTGACCTTGTTTGATACAGTAAATGTATGCTATAATTATAATAGCAAAATTGGAATGATGTTGCTGATAGGATCGGGGCATGTGTAATAGTATACTGTGTAAAGGCAAGTTTGAATCGTATTTTGAAAAGATGATAAAAATGTTTACTTTTGACACAAATCGGTATGTTAAAATTAGAATGGAGAAAAATTAAAAAAAGATTTTTTGCATCATTAAGCAAGTCGAAAAAAGTCGAAAAAAAAGTCGAAAAAATAAAAAAAAGACTTGACAAAATCTATTGAGTATGGTATACTGTAAAAGTAATATTTATTGTCATGGTTGCTTTATGAAAGCTGTTGCTTATTATGATGTCAATTATTTAAGTACATGACAATATAGGGATAAGTTGTCCCTTATCCCTATAATTGCTGCAAAGCTGCCGCCTCGGTTGGCATTGTGTTTAATTTTGGCGATTAATTAATTAAGAGAGTAATAACTATAACGATAATTAGTGTGATGGCGATTACTAATATCGTGTGCATCAGTGTTTTTCTTTTTCTAAGAGAAAAAGATGAAGAATTTCTATGGTCTTTTTCATTGATGCTAAATTTAAAAGATTTTTTCTCTTTTTTGCAATCTAAGTAGGTTTCTGTTTCTGTTTTTACATTGAGTTTAACAAAACTGCTTGGGGCGGATGAGCTTTGCTTTTGAGAGATGATTTCTTTTTCATCTGGCGCAATGTTAGATGCGGCTTTAATGGAATTTACAAGAGCTTCTTCGGCAAATTTCAAATTCTTTTTACTGTTATTCATAATTTTTCCTTTCTGTAGTAATGATGTTTAACTTATAACAATAAATGCTACAATGCATTAAATGTAAATATCTTGTCCGAGATAACATAAGTGCATATGTAAACATTTATTATAATCATTATATTCTATATGTATTGACTTGTCAAGTGCATAGAGTAAATATTGTATTTTTTTACAAGATTTGTGTTGCGAAATTGTTGAAATTATACAAATTTTGGCTTTTGAAAAAAGTATAATTGTGCGCTTTTTATAATAATTTCAGTGATGCAATGCAAGCAGTATAGATAAATACTAGAATATAAATAATGGCATAGTATAACTACATAGATTGTATTGTAGTAATAATTTATACGACAAAAGTTTTGCGTTGTCAAGATTTTTTCAATCTTGTAAAAAAGAATGAAAAACATACAAAAATGAAATTTTATGTCCCTGTCATATTCAGGGTGCTTCATAATATCATAAAGAACTGTAAACCGGCAGGGAAATCCTGCCGGTTTTTGCTTTATAGGAGGTGAGATCATGGGTAGACCACGAAGGATTAAAACAGTCAAACAGTTAGAAGAAGCATGGGAAGCATATAAAGCAGATTGCAACAATCAGATGGTGCTAACCCATGATTTCAGTTCAAAAAATTCTGAATTTGTCAGCAAAGAATTGAAACGCAGTATAACATATACGATCGAGGGATTTTGCGTATTTGCCGGGATTTCTCGATCAACTTTTTATAAGATATATGCAGAAGACAAGAAGTTTTCGGACACGGTTACACGCATGAAAGAAGAATGTGAGGTAGACGCTCGTAAAAAATTTGAACTGCAAATGATTCCTTCACAGCTTGCAGGGTTGTGGATGTCAAATTATGGTTATACCACTAAGACTGATACCAATGTCGATGGCACAGTTCCAATAGTAATTACAGGAGAAGAAAAGCTTGAAGAATAAAACTAGTATTTATCTGCCTGATATAATCGGCAAAGGATATAAGGATTTCTGGAATTTCAAAGGCAGGTATAACGTCTGTAAAGGGAGCCGTGCGTCAAAGAAATCTAAAACAACGGCATTACGATGCATTTACAATATTATGAAATATCCGCAGTCGAATCTTTTGGTTGTGCGTAAAACTTACCGCACACTGAAAGATTCTTGTTTTGCTGAACTCAAATGGGCGATACATCGTTTGCAAGTCGATCAGTGGTGGAATATCAAAGAATCTCCGCTTGAAATGACATATAAACCGACAGGTCAAAAGATATATTTTCGAGGACTTGACGATCCACTGAAAATTACATCTATAACAGTAGATGTCGGCGTACTTTGTTGGGGCTGGATCGAAGAGGCATACGAGATTATGAATGAAGATGATTTCAATACGCTTGATGAATCTATAAGAGGTGAATTGCCTTCTGGATTATTCAAGCAATGGGTTATCACATTCAATCCATGGAATGAACATCATTGGCTGAAACGTCGCTTCTTTGATGTTTCTTCACCGGATATTCTTGCAAAGACTACCAATTATCTTTGTAATGAGTGGCTCGGCGAAGATGATCTGAAAACTTTTGAGGATATGAAACGTAACCGTCCGGAGCGTTATAAAGTCGCCGGATTAGGAGGATGGGGCGTAACTAAAGGAGTTATTTTCCATAATTGGGAAACTGCCGATCTCTATGATATGATACCGCACTTTTCAAATATTTACAACGGATTGGACTTCGGTGTTGCAGACCCGAACGCTCTGATCCGTTTTAATTTTGAACCAGGGCAGAAGAAAATTTATGTCTTTGATGAATTTTATCAAGGCGGTATTTCACTTGAAACACTGGCGCAGGAAGTTAAAAGCAGAATCGGAAACGGCTATGTTACTTGTGATAGCGCAGGAGCACAGCAAATACTTGAATTATGCCGACTGGGTATAAGAGCATTGCCGTCACAAAAAGGACCCGGAAGTAAATTGTATGGTATTCAATGGCTGCAAGGCTATGATATTATTGTTGATTATCGATGCACAAATTTCATTAGAGAAATCAGCAACTACCGTTGGAATACGGACAAGCAGGGCAATCCGACTGATATGCCGGTAGATGGCAATGATCATCTGATGGATGCACTTCGGTATGCTTCAGAACCTGTACAGCACGGTACAGTAACAACCAGTAGCATACGATTGTAGAAAGGAGGTTATAGTATGGCAAGAAGATTACGTGAATGTTATCCTGATTTTTCAGCGGAATTAGAAGCAATTCGTGAAACAGGAATCACACCCGAACTGCTGTCACAAATAATCCGCAAACATCGTGGCAACAGCTGTTATAACCGTAAACTTCTGATGAGGTATAAAGTTTGTCACGAGGGCGTGCCGATTTTTGGAAGAGTACCTAGATTTGATCATAATGATTCTTTGCTGAACAATCAGCTTAATAATGATTTCTTTTCTGAGATCATTGATATTAAAACTGGATATTTCGCCGGAAAACCGATTGCATATAGTTACAGTACGACAAAGGAATCTGAAAGCGTTACCGGAAGTGAAGATAAAATAGATGCAGTTGCAAAAGCCTTAACAGATTTTGTGATGCATGCAAATATGTATGATGTGGATATGCAGTGTGTGAAATATGCCGCAATTTGCGGCTATGGAGCAAGACTGTTTTATATTGATAAAAGCGGAAAAGAAAACGTAATGTCAGTACTTCCTGATCAAGCGGCGATACTTTTTGAAAATAACGATATTTCAAATCCTGAATACGGCGTTAGATATTATAAAACAAAAGACCTAAATAATCGCATTGTCTGTAAAGCTGAATTTTATGATGAGTCATTTATGTATCTCTTTTCCGGCGGTTCGTTTAATAGCATGATGCAGCAGGGAGAACCGATTCCGCATATGTTTGATCGTTGCCCATTACAGGGAATTCCTAACAATGATGATATGATAGGGGATGCAGAAAAGGTACTTTCTTTAATTGATGCTTATGATAGATATATGTCAGATTCCAGCAATGAGATTGAAAATTTTGCAAATGCATATATGGTATTTGAAAACATCAATATTACACCGGAGCAAATTGCAGAATCTCAAAAAAGCGGTTCTATTCAGTTTTTTTCCGGAGGAATTGGCGGTAAGGTATACTATCTTACAAAGGATTTCAATGGAGAGTGGCAGGAGAAGTATGCAAAGCGATTAGAAACAAATATCCGTTATGAATCCGGTACGCCGAATATGGCGGATGAAACATACAGCACGGCTTCAGGCGTTAGTTTGAAATATAAACTGATCCCACTTGAAACAAAATGCGGTATGCTTCAAGCAAAAATGCAAGCGGCTGGAATGTATATGTTTGAATTACTAACGGGAAGCTGGAAAAGACGGCTGAATCTTAATGCTGTACCAGAACAATGTATTATGGAATTCAAGCGTAATTTCCCACTAGATGCACTGAGTGAAGCACAGGCGGCACAAGCTATGATAGCATCCGGACTGCCAAAACAGCTTGTTTATGGAAATGCATATAGCTTTGTTGATGATGTAAGTTATGTTATGCAGCTTATTGCAGACGAAGAGAATGATATTGTTTCTTTGTATAAGCCGGAAGAAGATTCGGAGAGCTAATTCATGACAGAATCACAATTGCTTTGGGAGTATCAGATTCAGCTCAGAAGAATTGCGGAGCATCGTCAGCAAGGCATAGAAGCAGATATAAAGCGTGAGTATATACAAGTTCTGCAAAAGCTGCAAGCGATCATTGCAAAGTATTACATAGCTTATGGCAACTCGGATGACAGCACCATGACACAAGGCGATCTTCGCAGTGCTGGTCAGTACAAGAACTTTTTGCAGGATGTTGTAGATAACTTGGACGATATTACAGAACCGGTTGACAAGCAGATACGGCAGGTTATCGAGGACACATATACAACGTGTTATGATGGAATGGTAAACGCCGTAAAGCAGTCCACAAATAATACGCAGCTGGGTTCTCTTCTTTCCGGATTATCTGCAACAACTCCGGAAACAGTAAAGAATATCATAGAGAATCCAATGCAAAAGCTAACGCTTTCCACAGTTCTAAATCGTAGAAGAAATCAGATTGTCAAAAGCGCAAAGAAAACTCTTGCTGTCGGTCTTGCAAGCGGTGACAGCTATGCCAGAATGGCACAGCGTATTGCAGATACACTGAATGGTGATTATAAAAAAGCAATGCGTATTGTCCGTACGGAAGCAAATAGAGCAATTAACAGAGGGTTTCAGGATGTTACAGAAGAAGCGTCTGAATTGCTGCTAGGCAGTGATTATGTTGAAGTAAAAGAGTGGTGCAGTATGGAAGATGAATCTGTTCGCAGTACTCACCAACATCTGAACGGCAGGAAGATTCATGCGCTTGATGTATTTGAATCAAATGGAGCTACGGCAGACTGCCCTGGTGCATTTGGTAAAGCTTCAGAGGATATTAATTGCCGTTGCTTTCTTATGTATTCGTTCATGAGCCGTGAAGAGTTTATATCGCAAGGCGGCGTTATACCTGATTCGGTGTTGCGGAGAGAAAAGGAATTGGGATTGACTTCTGTGGGTGATGGTGGTATAATAGAATCAGATAATGTAGAAGCATCTGATATAGCTAAATTGATAAATACGATGCCAAATCAACAGGACGTGCAAGAGTTCATGAATTTGTTGAACAATAATTCAAATGGAGCCATAAAGCGAGCGTATAAAAATTATTGTTCACAATTAAATAGTGTTCGCTATACGTCTTGTGATGGCTACTATTCACCAAATGCTAAAGCTCTTGTTTATTGTTATTCGCAGCAAAGAAATATAATTAAAGGTCAAAGTAAATACAGTGTGCTTGCTCATGAATACGGGCATTATATTGATAGTGTAGCACAATTCCATAGTGTTACATATAGAGAAATAGAGCAGCTGAATAAAGCTATAAGTACTAAAAGTTCAATTACATGGTTTAAGAAAGCGCCAAGTTTAAGTGATAAGTTTCTTAGTGCATTAAGGAACGATAAAGAAAAATTGGATTCTATGGTATTTGATGAAGCTATTAGAGGTGATCTGTTTAGCACTGATGCAAGTGCCGGTGTGCAAGATGCAATATGTGGAATATTTGGAACAGCAAAAACAAAAATGAAATGGCAACATAGAGATTCGTATTATGATAGAATATATTCGGCGTTGAAAAGTGCTAAATTAGAAAAAATTATAAAAAGCGTTTATCAAGATTTAGGCTTTGCTGTAAGGAGTCAATCTAAAGTAAAAACAATTGTTAGAAATTATGAAACTGCATCTGAAATGTGGGCAAATATCATGAGTGCTGAAACTTGTGGGGGCTTAGAACTTGAATACATCAAGAAGTATTTGCCAAGCTCATATAATGCATATATAGAGATCATGAAAGGATTAGAGTAATATGAGTGAAGAGTTTATAAAAAAAATGGAAGAATACAGTGCTGTGCTTAATGATGATTTTCCAACAATACCGCTTCTGTACAAAGGTGAAGAGCGTTGTATAGAAATGATAGATCAGTGCATTGCAGCAAAGAAAAATGTTGAAGAAATGGGATTTTATTTTCATGATATGGATATAAAATATTAAAGCGTACCGCAATGGTGCGCTTTTTTTTAGAAATGGAGGAATCAAATGGATAAAAAATGTTCAGTATGCGGTCGAATGTGTCCGGAAATCGAAAATTTCTGCACAAAGTGTGGAGTCAAACTTGAGAAAGCACCGAATCGATGCTCTGAAAACAAGACAACACTGTGCAGTCATAGAATATATGAAGATGATGATATCTATTGTGCATATTGTGGTTCATTAACGACATATGCATTGGAACGACAGAAGAAATAAAGGAAAAAAAGCATCTCAATAGAGGTGCTTTTTTCATGCCCTGATCAAGGCACAAAACTGACGGAGGGACGGACAAGAAAGAACGATTTGCCGAGGGCTGCGGCAGTTCTTTAAATATAAAAAGGAGGAATTTCAAATGAAGCATAAACCACTGCGAATCTCAATGCAGTATTTTGCAGAGCCGGCTGACGATACAGCATCTGATGCAGCCAGCGAATCTGTATCAGAATCAACTCAGACAGAGCAATCAGCAGAACCGGCACAAGATACAGCAGCATCAGAAAAAACCTATACAGCAGCTGAATATGATGCTTTACAAAAGGAACTTGATACGTTGCGTAAAGAGCATCTAAGTCAGGAAGAAAGAACACGTCTTGATCTTGCTAAACGTGAAAATGATGTTGCTACCCGTGAAGCCACAGTTCGTGACAAGGAAAATCAAATTCATGCTATTCAGTCGCTGGAACAGGCACATCTCATAGGAAATGGCATTACATCTTCTGACCTTATTCCGTTTGTAATGGACAGTACAGCTGCTGGTATTGATAGTAAGGTCAAAGCACTGTCATCATTGCTTGATAAGCGTGCTCAGGTAGAGAAAGACAGTATCTATAAGGCTAATGGCAGGCAGCCACAGCAGGTACGAAATGAAGATGCAGGAGGCACATCGCAGCCGATTTTCAATTCTGCAAATGTACAAGCACAAGCAAATGCAGCAAAAATTCGAGACGCATATACAGGAGGTAGATCATGAGATATACAAGAAATTCAGTAGTCACTGGTACTATGATTTTGGCAAACGATCATTATACAGCAAAGCCATATGACTGTACCGGACTGACTGATTTGGCAACAAACGGAATTATCCCGGCAGGTACAATCATTCCCAGCAACGATTCATCTGCAACAGGCGTTTTGCTAAGCGATGTTAATCTTAATAAAAATCCCAACGGAACAATTGTAACCCACGGTTTTATCCGTTTGGATAAGCTGCCAGCTGCACCATCAGATGATGCAAAATCTGCATTGCCAATGGTGCAGTTTGTTTGATGAAAGGAGAATTTAAAAATCATGAATTTAACAGATGTTTTTACAGCAGAGTCAATAACTGCCAACTGGACGGCAGCAGCATCTAATCAGATACCGTACTATGGTGCAGGACTGTTTCCATCACGAAAGAAAGCCGGTCTTGATCTAAAGTGGATCAAAGGCAACAAGGGTTTGCCTGTATCTTTAATGCCGTCTAACTTCGATGCAAAGTCTACACTTCGTGACAGAATAGGCATTTCCATTGATGCTACAGAAATGGCATTTTTCCGTGAATCAATGCTTGTTAAAGAAAAGGACGAACAAGAGATCATGCGTGTACAGGATTCAAATGACCCATATGCAGCGGCAGTTCTGGAACGTGTTTTTGATGATGCACAAGCACTTATTGATGGTGCAAATGTTGTTCCGGAACGTATGATAATGCAGCTGCTTGCACCAATTGGCGGTAATATGGGCATTGAAATCAATGCTAATGATACGAATTATACGTATAATTATGATCCTGATGGAAGTTGGAAGAAGGATCATTATTTGAAAATTGTTACAGATGCCGACAAGTGGACTTCGTCTGCTACTTGTGATCCGATAGGTGTTCTGGAAGAAGCTATGGACAAACAGGAAGCCGCCACCGGTAATCGTCCTGAAGTACTTCTTATGAGCAAGAATACATTCAAGCTTATGAAAGATTCTGTTCGTGTTCATGATGGCATTCTGGCTCAGAATCTTACCGCCACTGTAAATTATACAACTGCCCGTGTTAGATCATATATCGAAGAAGAGCTGGGTGTTACAGTTGTTATCTATAACAAGCAGTATAAGAAAGAGGACGGCAAAGCTGCAAAGTTTTATCCTGATAATATTGTTATGATGCTGCCATCCGGTGCATTGGGTTCGACTTGGTATGGTACAACACCAGAGGAGCGTACACTTATGTCAAGCGATGAAGCTGATGTTTCTATCGTTAATACTGGTGTTGCAGTTACAGTAAAGGTAACATCAGATCCGGTAAATACAAAAACAACAGTATCTGAAATTGTTCTTCCGTCCTTTGAAAGAATGGAAGAATGTTATGCATTGGAGGTGGCATAAATGACTTATGATCATGCTGTAATAGCGTATGGCAAATATTATTCTGCCGGTGCAGAAGTTCCGGAAGAAAATAAAATTGCAGATCTGTCTGATGAAAGTATCTCACCTGAAATAGAAGAAAAGCCTAAAAGCACACGTAAAACTACGCAGGAGAAAGCTGAATGATAACACCTGAACAGATAATGCAGGCAGGTATTTTCCCACAAGCTGACTCGCAGGACTGTTTATGGGTAGAGTCCGGTTTAGGTTGGCTTAAAGTTCATACCACCTTGCCGGTGGATAAGATTTCTCTTGAAGAATTGCCGGCTGGTGCTAAACTTTTTTTGCAGAAATATTGTGATACAATGGAGTGGAGCGATGTGCAATCGGAAAGTATTGAGGGACTATCTCAAAGTTTTAAAGATGACAGTGTTGAATCAATGCTCATACAGCTTGCACAAAATCTACTGCCGGAATATTTTTCCGGCTTTCGATTTGTTCCAAAGGTTCAGCAGTGGGATTATCGCAAAGAGGGAGGTTGCTATTATGATTAAGAAAAACCGTTTGGATCCGGTTCGCCCGACAGAATCTATTTTGCCAAAACAGATAGAGAAAGATCCAAAATCAAAGGAGGAATCTAGACGTGGGCATAAATTACACCACAAAAAAGAACCTGATTCCGCAAATGATGAAGAAAGCACAATCACTTGATGGGAAAAAAGTTCAGGTTGGTGTATTTGACGGAGATCATGCATGGCTTGCCGGTATTCATGAGTATGGGTGTACAATTACACCTAAAAAAGGCAATTATCTTACTGTTCCGCTTACAGCGGCAGCGGCTTCAAATAAAGCAAGAAATTTTGTTAGTACTTTTGTTTATACGTCAAAAAGTGGAAACAAATTTATAGCATGGGAAAGAGGCGGAAAGCTTGAACTTTTATTCTGGCTGACAGATTCCGTTACAATTCCAGAGCGTTCTTTTCTTAGATCTGGATTTGATGCTTGTAATGAAAAGGTTCTTGTTTATGTAGATAAAATGCTTGAAGCATATATGTCCCCAGGTAAACATTCTGATGCCTTTTTAAGAAACTGCGGAAAAATGCTTGCGGCACAAATAAAAAAATATGCTCGTGACTTAAAAGAGCCACCAAAGTCACAAGCAAGTCATATTATGGGCATAAAGAATAGCAATCCTTTAATTGAAACCGGAGAAATGATTCAGAGTATCACATACAGAATTGAGGATGAATAATGCAAAGACCATATTTTCATTTTAAGCGCCTGGTTAGAAAATACAGCTGTCATATTAAGCTTCATGTACAGCAGAATGGATATTATGAAGGCGGTATTTATCATGAAGGCAATACTGATATACTTGATGCATACGGTGCTTGTATCGCTATGAAACGCCCGGCAATGAATGACAGCGGCGGCAACTATTCAAAAGAGGATAAACATTTGTATATGCTTTCTCCCATTGCTCATGCATTGGAAAATGTTAAGGTAGAATACAATGGACAGATATATACAGTTACAACGGATAGAGATCACGGAAATGAAGTATTCACGGGTATTTATGCATATTATTTGACGTGGGTAAGCAAATTTGATCATTCAAAGGAAAATGAGATGATGAAATGCTAGTGATTGCAGATATAGAATCAAAAATAGTAACTGAGTTAGAAAAATATGTTGGCTGTACTGTAGTTATGTCTAATCAGACTTCACCGTCACCGCCATATCCGTATATTTCATATACGATAATAACACCGGTGCATAATGAGAACGGTACTTATTGTATGAAAGACGGTGTGTATTATCAGCCTATGTTGCAAACATGGAGCCTAACAGCGCATTCTGATGACAACAGAGTATGTCAGCGTTTAGGTATGAGAATGTATGATTTTTTTGCACGTTCGGGACGTATGAATCTTAATAATATCGGAACTGCGATAAGTTCCAAAACAGATCTTATGAATCGTGATAATTATCTAACCATTCAGTATGAATACCGTTTAGGTATGGACGTTACATTTAGGCTGATGCATCAGCTTGATATGGCAGAGGGAACAATCGAACAAGAAATCATGCGTATTCGTATGAATCAGAAAGGAAGTAATAAATAAAATGGCGTTATCTGATGTGACCGTCAAGGTCAATTTAGTAACAAGCATAGGCACAGAACCTGTATGGTTTCCATTATTTTTTTGTGCCAATACATCTGATCCTAAGATGGCAAATGTAATTGAATACACAGAATGTACCAGCCTTCAAAAGCTTGCTGAGATAATCGGAGGGGTATCAGAAGGAGACAGTTCGTCTGATAAAAAGAAAAAGATTTCAGAAGCTATGTCAACAGCCTTGTATAAGAATGTGGAACATATGTATATGCAGCCTTCACATCCAAATCGTTTCGCAATAGCAAGCATCGGCTCTAAAAATTCAATTAGTGATGCAAGGGCTGCACTTGAACCATATCTTGATCGAAGCTGGAGACAGCTTGTAATGGTTGGCGGATTTTCAGATACTCTGTATATGGCACTGGCAGATTATATTGAAAATCTGGAGCAGAGAAAGCTGCTGTTCTTTGAATCAGGAAATTCATCAATAAAATCTATAACAGATTCTGAAACATCAGAAGAGCATTCACTTACTGATTATAAACGAACGATAGCTGTATATCATCCAATGTGTGCTGCAAATTATCCGGTTGCATCTGTAATAGGTGCAGTATCAGGGAGAACGCCTGGTTCTATTAACTATCGCAATATGATTGTAGAAGGTGTATCTCCTGTTGCATTGACTGAAGAAGAGCTGGAAACAATACATAATAATGGCTTTATCACTCTTGTAGAACGTGCAGGAGATGTAGTAACATCTCAAGGAAAGTCCGCATCCGGTGAGAGATATATTGATACTATTGATATTGAAGATTATGTTGTACAGCAGCTTATATATGTGAGTCAGAAGGCTCTTAATGTGAATGATACGGTTCCATACAACAGTGATGGAATTTCCATTCTGGAAAATGCTGCTGTTAGTGTGATGCTGGATTGCTGCAATAAGGGCATGATAGCAAGAAGTGATACAAATACATATATCTACGATGTAAATTATCCTGATATGTCATTTGTTTCAGATGAAGATATTAAGAACCGAACATATAAGCTTGGAACAGTATCGTTTACCGTGCAGGGTTCAGTTGACAGAGAAGAAATCACAGTGAATATGACGCTTTAATGAGAAAGGAGTGCGGTAAATGTCAGATAATATTGGATCAGTAACAGTCTTTGATTCATCTAAGACAACTATAACAATAGACGACAGATATATTACAGGATTTGGAGGTACAGCCATTTCATTTTCGTACAGTCAAGATGCCGTTAGTGCAGAAGCAGGATTGGACGGAGCAACAGTATTTACTGTAAATAATTCAAAACTTGGTACTTGCACACTGCCTATGAAGATCTCCAGCCCTCAGTTTGAGTACCTGATGGAACTTGCAAGAAACCATACGCCATTTAAGCTTTGGTGCACCGATAAGTCAAGCGGCAGACGTGCAGGCGGTAATTATTCAATATTCACACGTGTACCGGATTACACAGCAGATGCAAGCGATGTAAGCTTTAGTATTACAATTGCTGATCTGGACATAGGTACTTGCTGAAAATAAAAAAAGAACCTTGACAGGCTCTAAAAAATCAGGTATAATATAATTAAAGAGAGCACACCGTATGGCGGTCAGCTCCCAATGTTAAGGATTATAGAAATAACCGCTAAGTTTGGTCGCTTGGGCGGTTATTTCTTTTTATTATTGAAAACCATGTACAGAAATGATGCACCAGATATAAGCATTAGCATAAACTGGATAAAATCAGACCATGTTATGTAGTTGTTCATAATATCACTCCCTTCCGGGAGCTGGAATTGACCGCCATACCGCTTGGGTATGCTCTCAATTATTTATTATACAAAATTCGACAGAAAATGTCAACCAAAAATTTAATATGTAAATCTGCATCTGTGAAAACAGGTGCATTTTTTATGCCATTTAGAATACAAGATGCCTAAAAGCAGAAAGGAAAAATATCATGAAACAGAATACAAGTAAAATTTATACAGCTACAAAGGAGATCAATGGTACAACTTATCGTGCACAGTTCAATGGTGTTCGTGAAGCAGTTCGTGCCACGCAGCAGTATAAGGACGAAATGAGCCTTGATGAATATTTGCTATCTAATGTTATTGTAGAGCCGCCTGGATTACAGATGGATGATTTTGAGGATTTGTTTGAGTTCCGTCAGGTTATCAATTTTGCTGCCAATGTAATGAGTGGTCGATTTCGGGGAGAAGAGAAATCAGGAGCAGCTGAAAGCAGCAGCAAAACAAAACTGGATGCTGTGGAGACTGATACTAAGTGATGCCGGGTTTGATTATGAAACAGTTTTCCATCGTATGACATGGGATGAAATTCTGGAAGCAAATGCTGCACTTGATTTGCAGATAGAAGCACAAAAAGAGCATATTGCAATAGAACAGGCTAAACATGGTTTGACGAAGGGCAGGTGAGTAAGCTATAGCAGATAAGAGTGTTATTCGTCAGGATATTGTGGAGATTCTTTTTCAAACATCAGGTGTTGAGGATATTTTAAGCAGCGAAACTGCATTGTCAGGTCTTAAAGGTGCATTAGATCAGTTAAAAAAGGATTCAGATCAGTTCGAGGAAAGCAATCAAAAAACAACTAAGTCCATGATGGATATGTTTGCACAGTCTGAACTGTTTGGTAAGCTTGCCGATTCCGGAAAGAGAGTTCTTGATTCTCTAATGGATTGTGTGGACGCTTCATCTCAATTTGAAACATCGCTTGCAAAGCTTTCAACAATTGCAGATACCAGCTCTGTATCTATGAATACTCTGTCAAGTGAGCTGCTTTCTCTTTCCAATGATACAGGTGTTGCAGCATCGTCACTGACAGAATCTGCATATCAGGCTATTTCTGCTAGTGTAGATACCGCCAGTGCAGTAGATTTTGTTGCACAGGCGAATGAACTTGCTGTAGGAGGATTTACAAGTACTGAAACCGCAGTTGATGTTTTATCTACTGCTATAAATGCTTATGGTCTGGAGGTTTCTCAGGCTGGTAAACTATCCGATTATTTAATCACTACACAAAATTTAGGTAAAACATCTGTTGATGAGCTTTCTCAAAGTATTGGCAAGGTGATTCCGCTTGCATCTGCATATAACGTGGAAATGGATAACCTGTCAGCAGCTTACGCAGTTTTGACGGCAAACGGTATTGCGACTGCTGAAACAGGTACATATTTAAAGTCTATGTTTACTGAACTTGCTGATACTGGCAGTGATGTTGCTAAAATTTTGCAGAATGAAACCGGAATGTCATTTTCTGAATTGTCATCAGCAGGTTATTCATTAGGAGATGTTCTTTCGATCATTGGTGCTAGTGTAGATAATGATGCAACAGCTTTTTCTAATCTGTGGAGCAGTTCAGAAGCAGGCGTTGGTGCGTTATCCTTACTTAATGCCGGTACAGAGAAATACAATAGCGTTTTGAATGAAATGCAAAACAGCACCGGTGCAGCATCAAAGGCATATGAGTTTATGACAAATACGGCTGAGTTTGCAGAGCAGCGTATGACTAATTCAGCGAATAACTTGAAAATTGCAATAGGTGATAGTCTGCTTGATACTTTTGCAGGCTTTAATAATGTACTTGCTGACGGGTTAAACTGGCTGACTGAATTTGCACAGGAGCATGAAACATTAGTCGCAGGACTTACTTCCGGTGTTGCGGTTGCAGCACTTCTTGTAGTTGGTCTGGCAGGTCTGGGAATGGCTATCACAGCAGTAACAGCGGCTACTGCTGCACTCAATTTAACTACAGGCGGTTTGCTTTTAGCAATCGGCGGCATTGCCACGGCTGTTGGAGTTTTAGTTTCTGTATTTGCGTCCGGAGATGACGCAGTAGAAGATTATGACGGTACTTTATCAGAATGCCGTACTGAAATAGAACAAACAGAACTTGCACTTACCAAAGCAAAAGAACGATATGGTGAAAATTCTGATGTTGTAAAGAATCTGGAATCTGATCTTGAAACATTAAACGCTCAGTACGAAAAGGGCGGCGGATCTGTAGAAGAGTTTAATCAGCAAATAAATGCAGCAACAGAATCTTTGCATGAAATGAGTACAGCCCAAAGCGATGCAATGGCTGCTATAGATGATACTAGGGTTCAGGGATTACAGGCTGTTTCTATGCTTGAAGCATTGTCAAGTAAGGCACAGCTTACATCGGGCGATCTTGACTTAATGTCATCATATGCTGATTACTTAAATGATACATTTAACTGCAATATTGTTGTTGATTATGATACAGGTGAGCTTACAGGATTTGATCCTACAATTGTTACAAAAAGTATAATTGATGCTGCTAATGATAATAAAGTACAGCAGTCTATTGATTATCTTACCAATCCTGATTTTACAAGTGGATATATTGACGCATTCAAGACGTATGATGAATTGATGCTGAAAAAAAGCAATCTGCAAAAAGAGTACGATCAGCTTTATAAAAATGCTGATTATGATACTTTCGTTTATGATGAAAGATTTGGCGAGGTAGAAAGAGAATTACAATCTACAAATGATGAACTGCAAACTGCAAAGTCTTTACTAGGTGAATATGATGCAGCACTTGATAAGTATGGATCGGCAGCAGAAGAAAGTGGATTATCTACAGACTTGTTTCGTAAATCTTTACGTGAAACTGCTAAGTCTGGCGATGATCTTATTTCAATGGCAGAAGAATCAACTGACGCATTAGATGAAAACTCAGAAGAGCTAAAAGAAATTCAGGATAGTGTTTCTGCTGCAAGCGATGAGCTGGGTAAATTAAGCGAAGCATATGATGAAGCCAGAGCAGCGGCGCTGGAAAGTATTCAGGATCAGTATAATGCATGGGATACCGTTGAGAAAGTATCCGCAATGTCAGTATCCTCCATTCAAGGTGCACTGCAAAGCCAGATGAGCTATTGGACAGATTACAATAATAATCTTGCCGGATTACAGGAGAGAGCTTCTGGTATTGAGGGACTTTCCGATATGCTTACAGAGGTTGCTGACGGTAGTGAAAATAGTGCTGCAATGCTTGCAGGGCTTGCTGGTGCATCAGATGCAGAGCTGCAAACAGTAGTAGATAACTGGCTTGCACTTCAACAGCAGGAAAATGAAACCGCTGATACAATGGGTGATGTAGCATCTCAGTTTTCAGTAAAAACCGGTGAAATGATAGGCGACATGCAGAATATGGTAAAAGGCATGGACCTGTCAGGCGATGCTGCTACAGCTGCAAGCACAACAACTAATGCTTTTTTTGATACCATGGAGGGTGTTATAAGCGCCCGAAGAGGAGCAATAACGGCTTCTCTTGCAGGCATAATGCATAGCGCCAATATGTCGGTACCAGTTCAGAAAAATGCAAAAGGTACAACCAATGCTGAAGATATATTCATAGCAGGAGAAAGCGGTGCAGAGCTTATTGTTGGTATGGGCGGAAGTACCGTTTTTCCAGCGTCAGAAACCCAGAAAATAATAAATGCAGTTGCGGATTATGCGGATTTCTCAGGCGGCTATACCCCACAAAATACTGCTTCATATAGCAGCAATACAGTAACAACATTTGCACCTGTTTTTAATCTGACACTTAATGGTGGTATGAGCCAGTCTAATCAGAAACAGGCAAAGAATTGGATGAAGCAAATTGTAGATGATGCATTTGCAAGTGTAAGCCGAACAAATCCTGCACTGTATGTGATTTGAGTAGATACAATAATTGACAAAAAATAATACCCATGATATAATTTAATCATGGGTACTGGATAAAACGGTAGGCGGTTCAATCTTCCCTCGGAAACGGGGGTGAGCTGAATGACTATAATGGAATTACTGACATTACTTATGCTTGTAGTCTCAATTATACATCTCAGCAATAACAAAAAGAAATAACCGTCCCTGCTTCCAATAGTGACGGTTATTTTTAACTTAAAACACTTGAGGGAGAACCGCTTATCGCAGTACCCTTTTCTATTTATATTATATCATATATTTTGAATATGTCAATACTTAATGGAATCTTTTATTTTGTATAATTGAAAGGCGGTGGACTTTGGCATATATAAATCAGTATTATCTATTTGTAGACAGTGACGGCGAAAGCACAAACCGCAGCGTTTCCATATCGGATCACCCTGTAGAAGAGGGCATGGTCATAACAGATAATGTTAGACGTGAGCCGCTTGAGATCAGTATATCGGGAAAGATTGTAGGTTCTGATGCAGAAACTGTTAAGACAAATTTAGAATCACTAATGAATCAAGGCAGTTATGTTAAATATATCGGGAAAGAGATACTCTCTAATGCTGTTATTCTTTCATTTAATACGTCCAGAGATATTACAGTAGATGGCGGTATGTCATTTGACATGACTATTCGTGAGATACGTGTTGCACAAAGTGCATATCGTGACGCCAGTACAGGCAAGACGGTGAAATCTGGATTACAACAGATCGTGCGAAATAATAATGAGGTTTATCACACTGTTAAGGATGGAGACACACTGTATAGTTTATCTTTAATGTATTATGGCAGTGATTCAGGGTATATAAAACTTTATGAAGCAAATAGCATCACTATTGAAGAAGCAGCAAAAGAGGCAGGCTATACGTCTTCAAATGGCGGTCATGTACTTATCACCGGAATAAAGATACTCATACCTTAGGAGGAAATATGCGTAGCAGAATTGATGTTGATAAATCAAAGATGCCTTATCAGTTTCAAATCATGCTTGGTGGAAAACGTTACAGCATGGAATGGCAGTATAACAGTAAAAGCAGATTGTTTACCTGTACACTTTATGATTCAGATGGAAAAGCTTTGATATACGATGAACCGTTGATTTATGGAAATCCTATGTTTTCATTTTTATGTAGGAGTACAACATTTCCACCGCTTGATCTTGTTCCGCTTGATGAATCAGGAGAAGAAACGGAAGTCACTTGGGAGGACTTTGGCAAGACAGTTTTTCTTACAATAGATGATGAGAAAAATAAAAAAGAATCTTGACAGGTCCAGAAAAATCGGGTATAATATAATTAAAGAGAGCATACCGTATGACGGTCAGCTCCCACAATAAGGATTAAAGAAATAATCGCTCAAAGTTGGTGGCTAGGGCGGTTATTTCTTTTTATGAAAATAGTAAGTTGTTACTATGAGGATAGCTAAATTCACGCAGAATTCTGCAATGTGAAGCAAATCATCAAATGTAATGTAATCTTGCATATTATCACCTCCCATCATCACGAGATGTATGGGAGCGGAAATTGACCGCCATACCGCTAATGGTATACTCTCAATTATTTATTATACAAGATTCGACAAGGCTTGTCAACCAAAAATTTAATATGTAAATATGCATCTTCGGAAACGAGGGTGCATTTTTTATGCCCCAAAATCAGAAAGGAGCGTACATGAATAGCCAAATCGCAAAACAACAAAGCGATGACTTTTTCTCTTTCGTTGTTGGTAAACCGTCTGGAGGAGAATCTATCAACACAAAAGTTTCCGGGTTATATCGTCAACATGTAATAATGGAATTTGAAAATGTGGTAATTGATAGTGATATGCTTGACTGTGAATTTGATATTCCATTTGATAATAATACAGAAGCAAATGAATCTGAACTGACAATTTATAACCTGTCATACAATACCACCAACCAGTTAAAAAAAGGCGGTCGTGTTACTGTAAAAGCCGGATATGGTGACGATTTAGGTGTTATTCTTACTGGAAAGATTTCTGATAAGCAAGTTGTAAATGAAGATACTGATCGTGTTGTTACAATCAAAGTGATTGATGGTGCAGGTCTTTCTGAATGTGAAACAGAAGTATCATACTGTGCAGGCAGTACTGCTCAAAGTATTTTGAAAGATCTATGCGGACGGCTTGGTTTCCCTATTGCTACGTTTCAGCCTGTACGTGATTATACATTTGATAAGGATATAAATATAGATGGCAGCCTTATGGATTCAATTGAAAAATATGCCGGGATATGTGGTGTTTCTGCATATATGTGCAAAGGAATGATTTATGTACAGCCGCTTTCAGCAAGAAATTTGGATCACTTTTCACTTTCCGTAGAAACCGGACTTCTCTCAGCTGAAGAATATGAGGATGAGCAGAAAAACGGTGAATTTGAAGATGCTATTCATGGTTGGGAACTTGAAATGCTGCTCAATCATAGGATTCAAACAGGAACCAGAATCGACCTTGATTCCAATAGAGCAAGCGGCAGTTATTACGTTCAGGAAGGCAGTCATACGTATGATGGAACAAATATGATAACAAGAGTTATAGCAGTAGAGGTGTAATATGTCAACGATTTCAGCTACAATAAAAGAAATGATACGTCAGCAACTTCTTACGCTGCATACCTGTTTGATATGTATCGTTCTGAATGTTTATGATGATGGTACTGCTAAAGTTCATCCATTGACAATGGTACAAACTATATCCGGAGAAGTAAGACGGCATCAGGCACTTGACCATGTTCCTATGATTGATCAGGTCAAAGATTATGTTTCAGTTGGCAGCATCTGTGTTGTAATTTTTGCAGAGCGAGATATTGCAAAAGCTGTTTGCGGTGAATATGCACTGCCGTCTGTCGGTCGTCATCATTCTATGTCAGATGGCATAATTGTCGGGACGATCGGCAGCGAAAAAAGAACGGAGGAATCGGATTGAAAGATTTTGCACTGGATGAAAACGGTGACATTTTGATTGAAGATAGGGATGTTTCGTATGTAAAAGATAAGAACCAGGAAATTCAGAAAATCAGGCAGGTTTTAGGTACAAAGCTTGGTGAATGGAAGTATGATGCAAATGATGGTATTGATTTTGCGGCATTTTCTCAGAAGAATATTGATATGCAGCGAATTCGGGAAACAATTCAGAATGCACTGCATGAGATCTGCGAAAGTTATGTGCTTCAGGATTGCTTTATAGAAACAGCAGACCATGTTCTGTACATTAAAGTTTCAGCAGAAAATCAAAAGCAATTGGAAGTATACATACCTGTAAATACAAAGGAATAAGGAGGTGCGGATATTTATGCCTATGACAGAACAAGGATTTCGTAAGCTTACTTATGCAGAGATACTGGAGCAGCAAATTATACGTGCAAAGGATTTATTTGGGCGGGATATTGACACATCTGAAAAAAGTGTACTTGGTAAGTATATACGACTTAATGTATCCGATTTTGCAAAGCAGGAAGAGGCTTTGGAAGCGATTTATCTTGCACGATATATTGATACTGCAACAGGAATTTCTCTTGACCGCCTTACGCCTTTTGCTAATATCACAAGAAACGGTCCGACCCATGCAGTTTTATCAGTTGCTGTAGAAAATACAGGAGCTAGCAATGCTGTTGTTCCAATGAATACAAATCTTGTCAGCTCATCGGGTGCTCTTTATCATACTGTCAGACAAGCAATTTTTGCAGCATATCAAACAGGTACATTGCTTGTAGAATGTAATACATCTGGAATGGTGGGAAATGACACAAGTATTATTGATTTCTATCAAACACAAATTCCTAATATACGGATTTTGTCTGCGGAAATTGTTTCAATAGGGCAGGATATAGAAACAGATGCACAGCTTCGTTTGAGATGGAAGAAAGCGCTTGCCGGTGCCGGGACTAGTACATACGATTCTATAATAGGTGGGGTTCTACGAATCAGTGGCATACAAGATTGTGTGATCTTTGAAAATGATACAGATGAAAATAAAGATGATGGATCTGGTTTTACAATACCACCGCATAGCTTTGAAACAGTTGTAAGCGGTGGAATGGATTCTTCTGCGGAGATTGCACAAGCTATTTTTGATAAGAAGCCTATTGGCATCGGTACAGCTGGAGCAAAAGCCTATACTGTACAGGATGTTGCAGGGATACTGCATCAAATTTGTTTTTCATACGCAGAAACCATTTCAACCAAGGTTGTTATGACCATTCAGACAGGATATATTTTACCGGAATCTTATGTGCAGGATATAGCAAAAGCAGTCGTATCATACTTCGATGCTAATCAGATGGGACAAACTATTTATCCGGTATCTGTATGTGCTGCGGTCATGAATACCGGACTTGCAGAAACAGTAACAGAACTTGCTTTTTCACAGTCAGGAGGATTACAGACACCTCTTATAATATCTGCAAAACAGATTGCAGTTTGTCAGCTGCAAGATGTATATATTCGCAGTAGCGACAGTGATACATATTATCATGTTATTGGCGATGGCACTCTGGAAAATGTTGCTGATCCTTGGGAGGTGCAGTCGTGAGTAATTCGCTTGTGTATCGTTTACCGGATTCCTATGCTAAACCTGTAAGGGAAAGAGAAGAGGAAACGGCTACTAATACATGGAAACTATTTGCAATAAATGAATTTCAGACAAGTCGCATAGCTGATGATATTGAAATGCTTTATGATCAACTGGATTTACATAGCTGTACTGGAATATCACTTGATATGATAGGCAGGATGTATAACATACCAAGAGAGGAAGATGTATCAGATAATGTGTACCGCACTGAACTGCTTGCTAAGATAAGCGGATATTTTAGTGATGGTAGCATAAATCAAATTTTACAGTCAGTTGCAACCGCTTGTAAGAAGCCGATAGGAGCATTTTATTTTATAGAATCTTCACCTGCAATGGTGACTTTGCACATTCGTTCGTTGAAAGTTGCAAACAGTCTTCCAGTTACTTTTGAACAGCTAAAAAATATAATAAAAAATATTCTTCCGGTCGGTGTTGGATTGGAAGATATTATTCTGATAGATGAACAATTCAAGTATTGTACGGCAGGAAAAGAACAGGATCCAGACCTTACTGGTACAGGTTTTAACGAACCTTCAGCAGGTTTTGGAAGCTATCAGATATGGAAAGGAGATACCGCATGATAACATTTTCAAACCCGATGTATTGGGGAGAAAAGAACTGTATACAACCGACAGATATTGCAAATACCGGTTACGTTCCGGGTGATAATCCGGCAGCAGAACACGAGAACTATTTTCGCAGACAGACATATTTATGTTTGCAAGAATTACAGTCGACTGTAAAAATGTTGTATGAATCTGTCAATGTAATGTTGCCATATGTAGTGCTTGACTCAGGAATATGTGGAGAAGATACAGAGTATTCGCATTTTGCCGATGGTACGCTGCGTGTTACAGGTGATGGCAGCATAAATGAAAGAGCTTTTGAACTTAAAGATGATTTTAATTTCTTGGAAATAAACATTGGAGGAGATATAGGTGCAGGAGCATTTGTAGGATGCGAGTGGCTGAATTCGGTAACTGTCAACTGCAAGAAGATCTGCGACAACGTGTTCTGTGTTTGTCCAAGATTAAATCACTTGATTATTGAAAAATCCGTATCGGAAATAGGTTCAGGTATCATATTTGGCAGTGCATTCCATATAGGGCGAGGTGTGCGAATTGAATACACTGGAACTATGGCTGAATGGAACGCTATCAAAAAAGCCGCTGATTGGATAGGTGATCAAGTTGTGGTTGAAAATGGCGTTGTTAACTGCTCAGACGGCACGGTGGAGGTGTAAAATATGGATTTAAAATTTGAAAAAGGTAAAGTGACGAGCGACTTTAAAGAAGCAGAAGAACTTGAAAACATAAAGTCCGGCGAATCTATAAGTACTATTTTTGGTAAGATTCAGAGATGGATCTCTGATATAGGTTCAAAATATTTTAGTGTTCAAGAAATTGAGCAGAGAATAAACGAAAGCAATAAAAAAATAAGCCAAAATGCTGACAATATAACAAAAAATTCTAATCAGTTAAAAGAATTAAAATCGGATATTGATGATGGATCTATAGGAGTATTTCGCAAATGGTATGATAACGATGGTATTGCGGGTGGCTTAGTGCGTAAAGATAGCGTTCATTCCACCGCACACGGGATGAAATCTATAGCACTGGGAGAATCTTCATCGGCTTCTGGTATGTATTCTACAACTTGTGGATATGGTACATCAGCCACATCTTACTGCTGTAGTGCATTTGGATTTGAAACCGTTGCTGCTGCACATAGTCAGTTTGTATTCGGTAGGTGTAATGAAATAAACTATTCTGATCAAGGGTATGTGTTAATAATAGGAAATGGAAAATCCGATAGCATTCGTTCCAACGCCTTAACACTTGACTGGGACGGCAATCTTTGGACAGCAGGCGATATTACGGCTACTGATTCTGATGGAAATAATGTAAGTCTTTGCGAAACGGCTATTGCTGTTTCAAATTTGCAAAATGCTAATGCACCAACTGCAACAAAGCTTCAGACAGCAAGGCAGATCAACGGAATAGCTTTTGATGGAAGCAAAGATATAACCATCCCTATAAAAGGTTGTTACGCTTATGATGACAGTTCGACAATTGCCACTGCTCCGTGGCATAAAGTAGCAAGCTGTACTTTAACTAAAGGCAGCGAAGATGCTTATGCTGTCTTTCATGTCTATCGCACTTTAGCTTCAACTTTTCCGGGAGGTATATTAAAGGCACGCATTAGAACAAATCCTGATGTTACGCTGCAAAGCGGCAATCTCTTATGGGAATATGCTAATAACATCAATAAAGAAGATTTTATATTATGCATTATACAAGACCAAAACAGCAAAACTTTAACTGCTGAATTGTGGGTAAACATATCTGTTCGATGGTCCGGTTATCAATTTACAATGATTGCTGACACCGATCGCACTTCTATCAGAAATGATAGGTGGACTTTATATAATTCTTCTGCGGGACAGGCAGCGTATACAGAAAGCTATAAAACTATCAATTCAGAATTTTCACCTATTCAAAACACTGCTGAACTTTCAGGTTCGGATTGGATTCAACTGGTGATAAACGGCGGAGATGGTGAGCTATACTACAGAAGATATGGTAAGATGGTTGAAATTAAAGGTAGTGTATCGCCACTTAACAGCGGACAGTGGAGCCTCTATACATTGCCCGCAGGTTATCGTCCGTCAACTGCAAGTGTAGATGTACTTGTGATGGGTAACAGCCCGAGAACACTCAGTATTTCCACTCAAGGTGTTGTTACTGTATCAGATGTTACAGCTCATGAGCTTATTAAACTTCATGCTTGCTTTTTGATTAACTAATGGAGGTGAGAAAATAGAATGAAAGAAACTATCTGTACAATGCTTGGGATATTTGGAAGCTTCATTGCAGGGCTGTTCGGCGGATTTGATGCTTCAATTGTGACATTACTTGTATTTATGGGTATAGACTATGTAACAGGTCTTATCGTAGCGGCTGCGAATAAATCTCCGAAATCAAAAAGTGGCGGGCTTTCCAGTGCAATAGGACTTAAAGGTCTTGCTAAAAAGTGCGTCGTACTTATGCTTGTACTTGTATCAGCAAGACTTGATTTGACTCTTGGCACGAGCTACATAAGGGATGCTGTTTGCATTGGTTTTATGGTAAACGAGCTTCTTAGCATTATAGAAAATGCCGGATTGTTGGGTGTCCCTCTTCCAGCTGCTCTTAAAAATGCTATTGAAATTTTACAGAATAAGGATAAAAAATAAAAAAAACGAAAACGCTTGACATTTTCGCTGAAATTCGGTATAATATATGTAAAGAGAGCATACCGATAGGCGGTCGCTCCCGAACGAAAAAAGCTAAATGAAATAGCCGTTTCTAGTTGGTAGCTGGGCGGCTATTTCCTTTTATTACTATTTTGAAATATCTCAATGATATTACAGATAACGAGTAAAAGAGTGAGAAACTCCATCCACGTCATAGCAATCACTCCCTTCTGGGAGCGTGGATTGACCGCCTACCGCTTTTGGTATGCCCTTAAGTGACATTATATCATGAATTTCGGCAAAAGTCAAATAAAAATTTAAGCGTCTTCGTGTGATCGAGGACGCTTTTTGTTTATGAAAGGAATGGTATAATAATATGAAAATCATACAGGATTTCGCAACAACATCAAATTGCTATCGTGCAGGCAGAACCATCACGGTTAAAGGCTTAATGCTCCACAGTGTTGGCTGTAATCAGCCAGACCCTAAAGTGTTTGCACGCTTCTGGAAGAATTCCGACGACGTTTGCTGTCATGGTGTTTTAGGTGCGGACGGTATAGTTATTCAGACATTGCCATGGAATAGACGTGGATGGCATTGCGGAAGCAGCGGAAACAACACTCATATTGGCGTTGAAATGACCGAGCCTTCAACTATACGTTATACAGGCGGTGCGAGTTTTGTGGACAATAACCCTGCCGCTACTAAAAAGTTCGTTCTGGGCACGTATAAGACGGCTGTAGAGCTGTTCGCATACCTTTGCAAGATGTATAATCTGAATCCGCTTGGCGATGGTGTTATTATCAGTCACAGTGAGGGCTACAAGCGTGGTATTGCATCAGGTCATGCCGATGTTGAGCATATCTGGAATAAATATGGGCTTACTATGAATCAGTTCAGAAGGGACGTTAAGGCTGCTATGAACGGTGGTGCGATTGATACAGATACAAAGCCTTCTGAAAGCACCAAAACTCTTTATAGAATCCGTAAATCATGGGCGGATAGTAAGTCTCAGATCGGAGCATACAGCAGCTTAGATAATGCTAAGAAGGCTTGTAAAGATGGATATACTGTTTTTGATGAATCGGGTAAGGCGATTTATCCAGTGAAGCAGAATAGCTCTGATAGTGCGAATAATACATACAAGGTTCGTGTTTCTGTTGATGATTTGAACATTCGCACCGGTGCAGGTACTGAATATCCTGCGACTGGTAAGTATACCGGTAAAGGTGTATTTACTATTGTGGAAACTAAGAATGGCTTTGGCAGGCTTAAATCCGGTGGTTGGATTTGTCTTGATTATGCAGTTAAAATTTAACTTTAAAAATGTTGAATTTGAGTTTTTCACTTTAAAAGTAATGACAAACATATAAAAAGCAGCTGTACTATTTACGCATTAGTACAGCTGCTTTTTCTTGTGGAAAACTCCTATTAAATAAAACATACAATTTGACAACAAATAAAATGGGCTTTTCGTGCAGGTGAAAATATTTAATTATTTTTTTGCCATTTTATTTTAAAAAGAAGATCTTATACTATCATCAATTTATGTATAACGGAGTACTATTTTATTTTATCATAAGCAATGCTGCATTTCAAGCGTTTGGGATAATTGGTAGATTTCTGGGATAATTTGCGTATAATTTCACATATAATTCATAAATATAAAATTTGTAATACACAATTATGTTTTTAATTAAGTAAATTCAAAATTGTATTTTGCGTGTCAGTTTTTTGCGTTTTGCGTGGCAAGGCACAGTAATATAAAAGCATTATTATTGGGTCAAGACATAAAATTATAAAATCAAGCTTAATCGAATACATAAACAAGTCTAATTAAGCTTTACAAAATTATCTTGCTATGGTATACTGATACCATATAAACAAGGTGGTTATTTTTAGGAGATATAACCACCTGAATGAACATATAAAATTCAGCCTAAGTGTAAACGATATAATATGTACGACAATTCATTATTATAAAACATTAGAATAAAAAATTAATCCCTGTATAGTTTATATTACTATACAGGGGCTTTTTTGTTTATTTCTATGTTTCATTTAATGATTGTTTTTATATAAATATATTTCAGTCATTACAATACTCTTTTTAAAAGATTATACATACTTTTACTTACTAATAGCTATGTAGCCATCATATGTCTTATTGATATTTTTAAGCGCAGGAACCTTAGCAATATCAGCAGAAGAAGCAATAAATGTCGGATTATTAGAGGAATATATTCCTTTTGTAAAAACATAAGCCTGCATATTTTTCCCGTTCGCATTGTCTGTCGCATTTGTAAATAAATCATGAGCATATTGAGTTGATTTATACATTATATCAAATGGGTAAACATCACCAGCTTTTGCGTTATCAGGAAGAATAAACGTAAATGACCACATAACACCATCCATTCCGTAATTACCACTTCCTGCTGTACATACAAAATAACCATCCATACCATATTGGGAAGCAGTAGTGTCTTCTTTAGAAATACCACTAAGATATTCAAGAGCATCCCCACGTTTAACCATAGGACGGCCATGACTATCATTAGCTAATGTAAGACGAGAATCCCAATAAATATGAAGTCCTGTTGGAGCATAGGCAAGGTCTGCACCTGAAACGCTCAAATTAACTGTGATTGTTTTACCAGCAGCTTCACTTTGTGAGAGAACTATCTTGTCCATTGTAAGATTAGGTTTGTTAATTGCAGCGTTAGCATCTCCTCCACCAACATATTGTGTTGCAAATACATTCATTGAAACAGAAGCAAAAGTAGTCGCAGCCGCCATTGCAGCCACTAATTTTTTAATTTTTTTCATTTTTGATAAACTCCTTTTATTTGAAATATTTATATTATCCTTTTTTATAGGAATAATAAATTATATAGTTTGTATTTAAAGACATATTAATATTATCTTGTATATATTATACAATAATTGCTTTAATTTGTATATTAATATGACATAAAATTGTGCTTTTAGGCACGAACTGAAAAAACTCATTATTTAGACACTATTTTACTGAATTATACCTATAATCATTGTATACTCTCTGATTTAGGATATATTGTATCATATTTAAGATGATTAACGGTGTATATTATTAAAAAAACTATTATTCGGGTTATTATTATACCTGTTCTTATAAATTCTTCTATATCTGTATTATCTGTTTTTACATTTAGCACCGCCTATTTGTAAAAACAGATAATAATAACACAAAAAATTATTTGTAGATTATTTCAACTTTTCCCAGACTTCTGTGGAAAACTATTTCGTGAATCAGCGATCTAAGTGCTTCATTTTTGGATTCTTCTGATGAGCTTGAATTTGACACGATTTCAAGCACATCTGCAAGCTTTGCACGAAAATCACTTAACCTTTCTTCTTCGCTCTGCGGAGCTGTGGCGTTAAGCTTTTTCTTTAGATCTTCTATTTTTTTGGTTATAGAAGATTTATTGGCTTTATACTCTTCAAGCGTATCGACTTCAGCCATGTAAGCTTCTTTTGCCCTTTTTAGCTTTTTATTTTCTATGTCAATTTTTTGCTTAATACGAATGTTTTCTGCTTCGTACTCAGGCTTGTTTTTGCTATTAGCAACTGATACCATCATTTTTTCATTATTAAGGTCTGATTGCAGCTGCTCTATAACTATTGGAGTTATTTTGTCTAGTCTTATATAGTGGGACTTGTCGCATTTTCCTTTTGCATATTCATGGCACTGTACTCCCGTGTCTCGAGATAAACATAAAGTATGTCCGCAGTTGCTGCACTTTAACAGCCCTTTTAAGGCAAACATTTTTCCATGATTAGGGTGAGCATTTTTCCCGTACTTCTTTTTATTTTCAAGTATACGCTCTTGAACCGTGTCAAAAAGCTCTTTGGAGATAATAGGCTCATGCTTTCCATCTACTAAAATAGTGTCAGCGGAGTTATAATTGCGGTTCTTTTTCCCAGAGCTGTTCCATGATATTTTCCCGATATAAGCTACATTTCTTAGAACATATTCAACAGTACGATTTTCCCATTTATTCCCGTTTTTAGTAAGTACGCCCTCATTGTTTAGCGCTCTTGCGATCGTAGTTGTAGGAGCGCCATTTGCAAAATCATTGAAGATCCTGCGGACTATAGCGGCAGAATCTTTATCGGGGACATAAGCCTTATCAACCATTTTATATCCGAAAGGAGCACCTGACACAGGCTCACCACGGCTTACCTTTTCCGTCATTCCACGGCGCACCTCTTCTGCAAGATTTATGCTATAGTATTCGTCCATTGCTTCAATAAGAGCTTCTATAAGTACGGAAGTTTTATCATCGCCTAAATTCTCAGAAATAGAAATAACTTCAATTCCGCACTGCTTACGGAGCATGGACTTATACATTATGCTGTCCTCACGATTTCTTGCGAATCTCGAGAATTTCCACAGTAGTATCACGTCAAATTCCTTTGGTTTTATTTTAGCCATGCCGATCATACGCATAAACGCAGGACGTTTTGCAGCAGTCCTTCCGCTTATGCCCTCATCTATAAAAATCAAATCGTCTGGGACAAGCATGTTGTTTGACTTAGCATAGCTGCGTATCGCTTTCAGCTGACTTTCAGGAGAGTATTCAACCTGATCTTCTGTCGATACTCTTATATATGCCGCTGCGATTTTCATATATATGCATCTCCTTATTGTAATGGTGGAATTTTAAAATATTCTTCACACCCCACTTACGTGGGGAAAACTGCTCCTGATCAATCAAGTAATCTACTGAAACAGGATCACCCCCACATATGTGGGGAAAATATTTTAACTATTTCCACAATAGGTAGGATTGAGATTTATTGCATTAAATTGATATTTCGTAAAAAGTATGGTATAATATAAAAGTACATATAATATACTTAATACAATACATAAAGTAGGGGAGAATTTAACATGACTAAGTTAGAAAACAATACAATTCAAATGATTAAATTTATAGAAAAGAAAACAATACAAGATCTCATACACTGGGAATCACACCTTATGGATTCGGGTTACATTAAATACACATCTATAATACCTGAGTCGAATGTTGAAGTCATACTAATTGAAACTAAAACCATTCCTAAACTTTTTTTTAAAAATAGTAATGTAATTAACGAAGCAGTGTTGTGCTATTCTTTAAAGCCGGCATTGCAGCCAGCTGAACAGGCGGTCAGCTCATTATTAGTTGAAATACGTCATAGTTTAAGAAAAGACTTTTCTTATGGGAAATGGCTTGAACACTTTTCATTTAATGACTGAATTTATCCAAAAAGTCAAACAAATCAGAGGCTTCAACAGAATAGTCGCCTTTTTTAAATTCCCAATATTCAATTATACTTCTCTGTAACGTTTCTATACCATCTTTCAGATATGCTGGGATATGATACACACTTGCATTTTTATGAAAAACGCCCCATAGTTCACGTGTTCTTTTTCTTGATCCATCAATCATAGAATCAAATTCTTTATCAATTAAAACAAGATACGCATCTCCATCTTTTAAGAAAAAGGAGGTGTTTTCATGCAGCTTACTATACATAGCATCCTTTATCAATAAAATTGAAGTTGTTAAATCGTCATTATCATCATAATAATTCAGATATTCCGTAATAGGACGCCACTTTAATTTACCGTGTTTTGTATTTTCATTTATTTTATTAAGATAACTTTCAATTCTATCTGATATCATTTAAATTTGCCACCTTATCTAATATATTTTTAATAGTAATTAATGCCTCTTCTAGTCTACTACATAGTGAAAGACGTCTTTTTGAAGATTCTTCCGAAACTATAACTTTATTATTTTCAAAACTATTATGAAATTCACTATAATATTGATCAATGAGAATTACATCTGCTTTATCCCATTCACCACCATTAGCAAGATGCTTTACGTTTGATATTATATCAAGAGTAGAAGATAATACTGTATTATCTAAATCGTTTTGAGATAGTTGTTCAAGTAATAATCTAATTTGAGACATTAACGATTTATATTGCACATTAAAAGCACGAATATTCTTTTGAACATTCATTTTTTTCTCAATGCTGACAGCTTTTTTCATAGTAATAAAGCTAATTATAGTTCCAATTAAACCTAGAAATGTGCCTATCATTCCTGAAATTGTATTTGCGACATTCCATACATCCAATATATATCATCTCCTTTCCTCTCACCCATGCGGTGAGAGTTTTTTTATTTTAAATTTAATGTTTTAATCCTGAACTTGTTTCCGAACTTAATTTTTTATTTTGAATGGGGTGTATGTATGTTGAAATTGAAGTATGATATTTACTTAATAGTTCGTCTTTAAAGCGAATATCCCAACATGTTTTTCGATTTAAACTATCAACTCTTTTTTGTGCAGCCTCAAAAGAAATGTTAAAAAGCTCTTGTAAATCAAAACTATTTAGCCTCCTGCTTTTCACAATTTCACGAATAATTAACTCAGGAGATAGTAATTCAGCAGCAAACCAATGTGCTTCAATTTCTTGCAACTGCTCATCAGTCTCATGACCTAAATAAATATGCCCGACCTCATGTGCAAGAGTCCAGTTTATATGTTTCTCTCCAAAAGCACATTTATCATCATAAAGTATTATAAATGTATCTCCATTAGTCACCGTATACCCGTCCTGAAATCCCGTAGAAAGACGCAATTTTTCAATTGGTGTATTTGTTAAATAAGCATAATTTTGAAATGTATCTATGATAATTGGCAAATTGAATGTCATCGTTTTTACGTCTAACGCAATAGAATTATTTGGCTGTAAAAGTCTTAAAATCCTCGCTATATGTTCTGCTCTATTAAAATTTGGCTTCATTAAACCTCCTTATTTTAAACCTTTAGCTTTTAAATACATATCTATTGTGGATTCAAATGTGCTAATCAATTCGTCTCTATCATCTTTTGGTATGTCTTCAAGATGTCTTGCAAGAATTCGAATATGGTTGTCTTTGGACAATTCATTAACTGTATCAGTGTTTTTATGATCTACTAAATAATCTACAGAGACTTCGAAGTATTCTGCAATTTTCTTGATCATTTCAATATCTGGTGTACGTTTTCCTGTTTCCCACATTGCTATAGTGCCGCTGGAAATATTAAAAATTTCTGCAAATGTTGCCTGCGTTAATCCATGCTTAGCTCTTAGCTCTTTTAATTTCTCTCCTAACATATTTAATTACCTCCATGTTTTCATAATATCACAGTTTGTTAGTATTGTCAATAAAAATCCTCACTTTTTGTACAAGCTAACGAAATGTTAGGAAATGTATTGACTTCTAACGTTTTGTATGCTATAATCCTAACACACCGTTAGTGAAGGGAGGAAGAAAAACAAAGTGATTTCAATCAGAGATATTAGACAAGCACAAAAATTAACCCAAAAAGACATTGCAGAAAAACTTAACATAACACCGAACGCGGTTTCACAGTGGGAAAATGGTGTGCGTAATCCCAGTTTGGAAAACATCAAACGCTTAGCTGAAATTCTGCACTGTACAACAGACGACATTTTGAGAGGAGAAATTACAAATGAACGACTTAATAAAAATCAACTATGACAACGCAGACCGCCCGACTGTATTAGGTCGTGAGCTGCATGAGGCATTAGAAGTAAAGTCTAAATATTCTGACTGGTTTAAGAATATGTGTGGCTATGGTTTTACTGAAAATATAGACTTTACACCGTTTTCTAAAAATTTAGAAAACGGTGGAAGAACCATTGAACACGCAATCACAATCCCCATGGCAAAAGAGCTGTGTATGTTACAGCGGACAGAAAAGGGCAAAGAGATGCGAAGATATTTCATTGCTGTAGAAGAGCAGTGGAACACGCCTGAAGCCGTTATGGCACGAGCTATCCGTATGGCAGACATGGAAATCAAACGTCTTGAAACACAGTGTTATCAATTAGAAACAACTGTAGCCGTACAGGAACAGCAGATTGCAGAGCTACAGCCAAAAGCTTCTTACTATGATGTAGTGCTGAACTGCAAAGATTTGATTTCTATTGGCAAGATTGCAAAGGACTATGGTTGGAGTGCTAAGAAGATGAATGATTATCTGCACAAAAAGGGTGTGCAGTATAAGCAGGGAAAATCATGGCTGCTATATCAGAAGCATGCTTCATACGGCTATACCAGTACTAAGACACATATCTATCATGGTACTGACGGCTTCGAACATACAGCAGAACCACATATGTACTGGACACAAAAAGGCAGATTGTTTATTTATGGAGTGCTAAAAGCTGATGGCATTTTGCCATTGATTGAACAGGAAGAAAAAACTGTGGCTTAACAACTACTTGCGAAGAGCTTGTGAAAGATGCTTCATAAGAAAGGAAGTGATTTTATGAACGAGCCATTACTTAGAGGCTGCGAAAAGGCGGAAGTTGTAACTGTTATAAAGACAATAAGTTTATACGGCGAAGGGACTTCCGAAGAACCCTTTAGATATTTATTTCAGTATTGGGACTTTGATGGAAACTTACTTGCAAGCCACGATTCAATTCAAGATGTAAAATAATTTACTTTTTGTCTGTTGCCATCTTATCTATTTCGTCACAGAGCAGCTTTGATTCATGCCTTTTAATGTACCAATCGTCTATAAGCAGTTCAATTAATTTCAGTAATTTTTCTGCTTCGCCGGGCTCGATGTCAACAATTTGATTTACGTCTTTTTCCATGTGAGCCCCAATGTTGCCGATTTTTCTTAAGCCGGTTATCGCACGAAATACCTCGGGACGTATTTTATCTGATATTTCATTAATTTCATCAACTAAGCGTTTTCTTGTTATCCCCCAAAAATCTCGTATCATGCCCTGTAAACATCTTCTCGAAAGTGTTGCAGATGCTTTTGGACTTAGATTTAAGATAGCATATGCTTCTTCATAATCTTCTCGGATTTGTAGTGGAATATAATTGGGAAATTTGTTCGCACCCGACTTTGGGAGAATGTATTTTTCAATATGTTCTTCTTTCAGATCTTTAGAATACCCACAACAAGTGATTGTTAACTTGTGGCATGACGGGCATTTCATAAAATCGATTTGAAGAGTGCCATTGCTTTTTGAAATATCACATTCGGTAGAATTGAGCATGGATTCGATTTCCTGGAACTCATTGATATTTATTCTATACCGTTTATGTAACATTGGAATAAGCACCATTTTTGTTTGGCAATATGGGCACATAAATTCTGTATTATATAAATATTCTAGACTCATACACTATTCACCCCCTTTCCTGCCCCATTATAACATAATTTGGCAGGAAATACAACAATTTGAAATAAAAAGGAGATGACGCAGATGAGGAAGATGAGTGCTCTTGAAAGTAAAGTAAAGAAACTGGAAGCCTATAACCGAAGATTGATTCAGCTTCTGGAGAAAAACTTGATAAAAGTTCCAGATGAAATCATGTTTGACGATATTGAAAGAATCGGAAATGAAACTTATTATGATTTATATTACAAAATGGATGCACTCGAATCTGAACTACGTATATGGCAGGCTACCAGTGCTACTAATGTTTTTGCAAAAATTGAAGCAGAAGAAAGGAAATAATCTTTTAGAGCATGAAACAAGCACGCAACTGATTATATATTATATATAGAGAGGTGATATTTATGGCAAGAAGAAAAGAAATTCCGCTGACGTCATTCAGTTCCGTTTTGATGCCGGACGGTTCAAAAGTCCGTACCGATGAGCTGCCGCCAGAAGTATGGGCAGCTAAAAAGAAAGAAATGGCAGCTACACTACGTAAAGCTGTTAAAGACGCTCTTGAGCATAATCCACGTGACATGAGAATGATCTATGAGCATCCCGAGCAATTTGGAGCAACAATCTACTACGATGACTAACGAAAGCAAAGGACGTTAAAAATGAAGGATACTAAAACCTGCAAGTCATGTATAACCCGCCGCTACTGCTGGGAGCGGTCAAGAGGTTATCCATGCAGAGAGTACAAAGAGACGGAAAGGAAAAGAAAAAATGAAACAAAAAGAAATAAATGAAATTTTAGAGCTGCATAAGAAGTGGCTTGACGATGAATCAAATGGTGTATGTGCTAACCTGCGTGATGCTGACCTGCGTGGTGCTGACCTGCGTGATGCTGACCTGCGTGGTGCTGACCTGCGTGGTGCTAACCTGCGTGATGCTGACCTGCGTGGTGCTGACCTGTGTGGTGCTAACCTTGACTTTTCCTGCCTGCCATTGTGGTGCGGCAGCATTAGGATACACATTGATGATCGATTAGCAGTGCAGATACTGTATCATTTAATATTCAATATACAATTTAGTAAAAATATTTCTGATGAAATCAAAAAAATACTTTTAACACTTGAAAATATTGAGCTTGCAAACCGTTTTCATCGTGTAAAAGCCGAAGATGTTGAGCCTTTAAAGCTGGAGGAAGAAAAGTGAATCATGAAGAAAAGAAAGAAAAATCCAATACATACAGAATCGCTGGTTCTGCTGACTGTTTTAGTACTGATTCTGCTAATAGCGAACATTCTAAAATGCAATCTAGCTATTACAATTTGAGAGATCGTGTAAGAGATATGCTGTCAAATGGCGTTTCAACGGTCAGGATTTTTAGAGAGATAAAAAATGATAAAGCTTGTACAGCGATACAAAAAAAGCGAATTTTGGAAGAACTGCATATGAAATGAAAGGGATGTTAAAAGATGAGCTTAGCTACTACCATTGCTGCTAGTGCAACGATTTTTGCACTGCTGCGGATATATCTTCATAAGATAGGATTTTTTTACAAAGATGAGGAGGGATATACACCGGAGATTGAAGAAGAACACACAGAAAATAAAAACCCCCGCACCGGTGGCAACCGATAACGGGGAACTTATAAAAATGAACAAGCTTATTATATCATAAGCAGAAAGGAAAGTCAAGTATATGGAAGAAAAAAGAATGACCAACGCAGAATACCACGCACATCACGCTATATCAAAATCGGATCTTGATGCAGCTCACCGATCTCCAATGCATTATCTTTATCGAAAAGAAAATTTACAGCATCAGCCTACCTCGGCAATGCTTGCCGGTTCGGTAGTACATAAGGCGTTGCTTGAGCCGGAAACTTTTTTCGAGGAATACATAGCAGCACCTGCTATTGATCGCCGAACTAAAGCCGGCAAGGATGAGTATGCAGCATTTGAGCAGGAAGCAGCGGGAAAAATTATCGTTCCGAAAGATATGATCACTTTGGCTGAAAATATTGCTGAAGCTGTAAGCCATCATAAAACTGCACGTGCACTTTTATCGGGCGGTAAAGCTGAAACATCGCATTTCTGGACCGATATTCGCACAGGACTTGAGTGTAAATGTCGTCCTGATTATCTACGCAAAGGTTTTTGTGTAGACGTTAAAACAACACAGAATGCATCTCCGGAAGCTTTTGAAAAGGCTGCATATAACTATCGTTACCATGTTCAGGCATACTGGTATTTGCAAGGACTTAAAGAATGCAAAATTTCAGATGCGGACGATTTTGTATTTATCGCCGTTGAGAAAGAGCCACCTTACGCTGTTGCTGTATACTATGCAGATGAACTGATGCTTTCTCTTGGCGAAAGAGAAGCTCGTTCAGATCTTGACATTCTTTCAGAGTGCATACATACAGGAATGTATCATGGATATGAAGAGAGTGTCCAGCCTTTGAGCCTGCCAAAATGGGCAGCAAGAGAAATTATTTAATAAAGGAGTATATATTATGGCAGAATATGAGATAATGCAGAATCCATTTGGAACTGCTAGGAAAAACGAAAACATAAATCAGGGCGTTGTTGAGATCGAATCAAATAAGGCTGTGGCAGAAGCACAGGGTAAGCTTGTAATTGCAAAAAGATTTCCACGTGACGAGTTTGCAGCATTTGAAAAGCTTATGAATGCTTGTTCAAGACATAGCCTTGCAGAAAAAGCTATCTATTCATATCCAAGAAGCGGAAACAGCATCACAGGTCCGTCTATCCGTCTTGCAGAAGAAGCTGCAAGATGCTGGGGCAACGTGGATTTTGGTGTTAAGGAACTTTCTCAAAAAGAGGGTGAGTCGGAGATGATGGCGTATTGCTGGGATATGGAAACAAACGTTATGTCAAGTCAGCAATTTGTTGTGCATCATGTAATGGATACTAAAAAAGGTGTAAAGAAGCTTACGGAACAGCGTGATATTTATGAGAATAACGCCAATATGGCAGGACGGAGGCTGCGTGCGAGGATACTTGCGATCCTGCCTCCTGATCTGATAGAAGCGGCACTCGCAAAGTGCCGTGAAACTCTTTCCGGAGCGTCTGATATTCCGCTTGATGACCGCATACGAAAGATGGTTGAGGTATTTAAGGAGATCAGTGTTCGCCGTGAGATGCTGGAAAAGCGTATGGGACATGATATTTCGACAATGACTAAAGATGAGCTTGTAGAACACTTAACTATATATAATAGTATAAAGGACGGCAGCAGCAAGATCAGCGATTGGTTTGACCATATGAATGATGATAAAAAAACAAGATCTATAAATAATAAACTTGAGGATGATAAAAATGCAAACTAAACTCAGTGATGGAAGCGTTATGGTTTGCGGCACACTGCCAAGAGACGCAGAATATAAAACCGTAGGACAAAATGGAAGCAGTTTGACAAAATTTTCTGTAAAAGTTGGAGAAAAGCCTAACCCGGATGCAGCGAGTGATGTAAAGCCAATTGCCATATGGTGCAGCTGTGTATGCTGGCATTCAGTGGCACGTGCAGCGAAAAATCTGAAAAAAAGTGATTCTGTCTTATGCATTGGCAAGGTCGAAACAAGAAAATACACAGGCAGGGATGGTGAAGAACATGTTGTCAAAGAGCTTATCTGCGAATTTGTACTTCCAATGATATCTGTCGCAGCAGCTTCTTTACAGGCATCGAATGCTATAGGTTCGCTTGATGAATATGAAGATGTCCTTAGTGATGATGAAACACCTTTCTAATGTAAATTTTCTATGAAACTTGAAGAAAAATATTCAAGTTTTTGCGACTCGGATTTATTTGTAGGAGGTGATTTTATGGAGATCACAAAAGAGCAGCTGGAAGACATACGTTATGAAGACCCAAAGGCAGTGATAGATGTGCTTTCAGATATGGTTCTGTATGGAGGTACAGCTTCTGACACTATCAATAATCAGATAGCAGTGCTTCGTGAAAATGCCATTGAAAAAGGCAGACGTGATGTTTTTGAACGTTGTTTTGGAATTATGCTTGAGGGACTTTCTGACTACATTGAAGAAAAAAAGCTTAATATCCATCTTGTGTATACAAAGGCTGATTTTCTGGAAAGTACTGAACCGTATAGAGAAGTAGCTGAGATAGAGGTACCGTTTTTCAGACAGCAGCGAATCCAGCAGCTTTCTGCCAATGCAAAGGCTGTAGGTTTTTCCGGCTTTGTAAAGATGTATAAAGAGTACGAAAGAACTCGGCGAATAGCAGACAGAAACATAGGCTTGAATATATCAAATCCTACATTATTTCCCGATCAGCCGATAGAGCTTGATTGCGGAGATTGGCAATGCGATGAAAACGGTGTGCAGAAAAGCAGTGGATATAGTACCGACATAGCTTGCTGTCACCCTATAATGCCTGTCGAACGTCTTGT